CGCCAGGTCCTCACCCTCCGCCGGCTCGGTCAGCCGCCACCAGACGTGCAGCTTGTCGAGCCCCTCCGAGGTCCGCCCACCGCTCTCGACGATCAGGGTCGGTTGCCCAAGATGACGGATGAGGTGATCGAGCTTGGCGGCGACGTCGCCGGCATCGAGGTCGACCACCACGGTCTGCATCTGCCGCACGTCGCCGGCCTTGGCCTGGCCCGGCTCGTCGACGGTGCCCGGCACCACATAGACCGCGGCGCCCTCGCGCGCGGCCCAGGCGGCAAAGGTGGCCATCTTCTCACGGACGCTGGCGTCGGCCTCGATCCAGACGTTGTGCGGCCGCCCGTCGAAGCCTTGCCCCTTGTCGACGAAGCCGCGGACGGGAATGAAGCCCTCGCAGTAGCCGAACACGACGTCGAGGAAGTCGCCGATCTGCGCGATGTCGGGCTCGAGCTCGAACACATCAGCCGAGACCGGCGCATCGTTGAAGTCCCGCCACGGATTGAAGTGGACGATGTTGCCGTCGCCGCTCATGCCGGCAGGCTCCAGCAGCGTCGGGCCCAAGGGCACATCCGGCACTCGTGGAACTCAGGCTCGCGCGCGATCCGCGGCAGCAGCTCGCCGGCGTCGGTCGCCTGGAGGATGCGCACGGCGCGATCGCTCATGGTCTGCGCCAGCGCGGCATCGAACGGCACGAGCTCGTGATGGAGCTCGGCGGTGTCCTTGTTGATGGCGGTGAAAAGCGCCGGATTCTGTGCGATCCCAGCGACCGCGCCCTCCATGTAGGCTTGATAGAGCGCGATCTGCGCGGCGTAGACGGGCTTGGCGATGACCACACCCTTGGCCACCGTCTCGCGCCAGTTTCGCGCGTTCATGGTCTTGCATTCCCAAAGCGCTGGCCAGGCGAGGCCCGGTAGCGCCGGGCCGCCGGCGAGGATTCCATCGACGTGACCACGGATACGGCCGCCGGCGACCGAGAAGCCGAACTGCTCGCCGTCCGGTCGGTTGCCCTTTCGCGTGTAGAGATCGAAGCCGGCGCCGCGCAGCCACCCTGCGGCCAGGTCCTCCAGCGCATGGCCGATCGCGAAGATGCGCAAGGACTGCCCGTCGAACCCGGCGCCCTCATCCTTCGGCGCAACGGCGAACTCGAACTGCAGCGCCCGCTCACACGGGTGACCCAGCCGCGAGCCGCCGAGATAGGCACGCGGCGGCACCACCGCGCGCTCCGCCTCGAGGGCTGCGTCGATGACGGCGTTGAGCTGCTCGGCAAAGGATGGGCGGTGGTTGTAGTCGAGCATCAGAACGGCACCTCCGCGCCGCTGTCCTCCGTCCCCGCTCGGCTCTCGGCAGCCGCATGCATGGCGTCCTGGAAGCCGCCGACGGCGACCTCGATCAGCGTCAGCACTTGGTCCTCGGTGAGTTCGGCGAGGCGGCGCTCCCAGCCGATCTCCTCCATGATCTCGGCGACCGGCTTGACCGCGGCGCGGATCGCCGCCTTCTCCTGCTCGGTGAGGTCAACCATGGCGGACGACCTCCGCGCCAAGCGCCACCAGAAGCCCTGGCAATCGATCGAGCAGAACCACACCGAGGGGCGCGGCCGCTTCGTGCGCAGGGGATCGAACCAGCCAAAGCCACGGGCTGGTCGCCGACAGACGGCACAGAGCACCCCAAGCGGATGCCAGGTACGACGGCGCGTTTCCGCGGTGCCGGACATGGATGCGCCGCCTCATGCCGCCTCGCTCCGCATGGTCTGCTCGGCGCCGAACACCAGTGAGCGGATGGCAGCGCGGTTAAAGGAGAAGGTGATGAGCGCCGAGGCCTGGTAGCGGGTGAGCCCGTAGTCCTGCCGGTAGGCCGCTGGCAGGAGGGCGAGCTGCTTCTCCGTCGGCGGCGCCTTGAGCCAGTTGCGGCTCTTGTGTGCGCTCTCGTCGGTCTCGTGCTCGTTGAGCCAGTCGTCCGCGGCGGCTAGGCACACTGTGCGCTCGCCGATGGCCAAGAGCCGTGGCCTTTGACGCTGCAGGCCGCCGACGCCGTACCACCGGCCGTTCAGGAAGAACACGCCGCCCCAGGCATTGAAGCCGTTCNCAACCAGGGCGCCGTCATCGCCGAACAGGTCGCACCAGCGAAAGCTCGACCGCTTGAGGAGGTCGATCTCGCTCATCACGAAATCGCCGAGCGGCGTCGCCTCGCCTGCGTCCGAGCGCTCCCAGATGTAGCCGCAGAGCGGGCACTCGGTGCAGCCGAGCGGCACCTCGGCCTCGCATTCCGGGCAGGTCTTGGTCGGCGCCTCGCCGTTCGCCGTGTGGCCGTCGAGATCGACGTCCTGCTCCAGCGTGCCGTGCAGCAGGGTCGAGGTGCCGAAGTCGAGGACGATGCAGTCGGTCTTGATGACGCCCGGATGCTCCTCCGGGCTCACGGTGCGCAAGCCGCGGCCGACCATCTGAATCATGGTCGATTTGAAGGAGCTGGGCCGCAGAAGCACGACGCAGCTCGTCGGCGGGTGGTCCCAGCCCTCGGTCAGCACCGCGACGTTGACGACGACCCGCGCATTGCCGGTGGCGTAGGCTTCGAGCACCGACCGCCGCTCGGCGTCGCTCATCTCACCGTGGACCATCACCGCCGCGACGCCTGCGTCGTTGAACGCGGCGCAGACGTTGCGAGCGTGATCGACGGTCGAGCAGAAGACGACGGTCTGCCGATCGCCGGCCTTCTCACGCCAGTGCTTGATGACGGCCTCGGTGACCGGCGCACGGTTCATCACGCGGTCGACCTCGGTCATGTCGAAGTCGTCGGCGGTCCGCCGCACCTTGGCGAGCTGGTCCTGCACGCCGACATCGATGACGAAGGTGCGCGGTGGCACGAGATGACCGGAGGCGATCAGCTCGCCGATCCGGATCTGATCGGCGACATTGGAAAAGACGGGCCTGAGCCCCTTGCGGTCGCCCCGGTTCGGCGTCGCTGTGACCCCATAGATGCGGGCGGCCGGGTTCCTCTCCCGCACCCGGTCGATGATGCGCCTGTAGCTGTCGGCCGCCGCGTGATGCGCCTCGTCGATCACCAGCAGGTCGAGCGTCGGGAGACGATCGAGGTTCGCCGCCCGAGCGAGCGTCGGCACCATGGCGAAGGTCACCTGGCCGGCCCAGGACTTCTCCTTGGCATCGACCACCGAGGTGGTGACCTTGGGATGGACCCGGGCGAACTTGCTCCGGTTCTGCGCGGTCAGCTCGTCGCGATGGGCGAGCACGCAGGCCTTGGCATCGGTACCGCCGACCATGCCGCCAGCGACGGCTGACAGCATGATCGTCTTGCCGGCGCCGGTGGGCGCAACGCCCAGCGTGTTGCCGTGCTTCGCCAGCGCACCGACGCTGCGCTCAACGAACTGCTTCTGACGGGGACGCAGCAGCATCGCTTACTCCCCGTCACTGCGCCCAGGACGGCCGGATGCCGGCCGCCGGACGCGGCGCCGTCACGGGCTGGGCGGGTGCGGCAGGCTGTGGACCGAGTCCGGCGGTCGAACCGCCCGTCCCCATGACCGCCGCATAGTCCTTGTGATCCGGCGTCACCGCCGTGCGGATCTCGTTCTTCTCCTCGCCATTGACGTCCGTGCCGACATCGATGCGCGCGACGAACTCGAGGCCGTCGAGATCGGCGAAGCCGTTGATACGGCGCGCCGCCTGCGCCTGAGGCGAGGTGTCCTTGTCGGAGATGCCGCGCGCGGAGTTGAGCATGCCGCGGACGAGCGCCCGGCCCATGTTCGCCCAGTCGGGGCCCTTGGGGCTGTAGAGGCCGATGAGGGTGAAGACCTTGCGCCGCGCGTAGGGGCCCTCCAGCACCGTAAACTCGCCGTTGAGATAGACGGCGCCGCTGGTAGCGCGGGTCGCATAGCCGCCGGTCCAGCCCTGGGACGGATCGTCGTAGCCGCCCGGACGGATGGTGAGACGCACCTTGGCGAGCGTGCCCTTGGGGATCAGGTTCGTGACCTGCTTGGCGTCGTTGAAGTCGTTCCATGCACCGGTCATGGCTCTCGTGCTCCTTTCGTCAGGAATGGGATTGATCGGGAGTGCTCGGGGACGGCGCGGCCGGGCTTCGGAACTCCAGCCGCTCGCTGGCGGGCCTCACCGGGCCGCGGATCTTCTCCATCAGCCGCCCGAGATGCGGCTCCTCGACCAGGTCGAGCCGGCCGCTGCGGTCTTTCGCGGGATAGCCCCAGGAGTTGAGCGTCTGGCAGACGAAAGCGCGGTACGCAGAGCCGTCGTCGGCCTTCATCTCGGCCATGGTGATGACCTGGTCGACGATGCCGGGCAGCTCGTTGCCGGTCTTGGAGCCGTCGATCTGGGCTGAGAAGAAGCGCCGATTGAAGTCGTCGAGCTTCTCGTCGAGGATGCCGACGAACCAGACGTTCTTCGCCCGGGTGTGCTGCAG